TACAGCTATAGGATAAGCAGACCAATGTATTACTAAACCTTTGACTTCACCTAGCTTACTAAACTTAGTCTTGTTAGGTTTAGCACCCCAACTATCTCTTGATATTATATTCATGGTCTTACATTACCTTCCGAACCATACTTACAATCGCATAAAGTAATATGAGTACCTGCATCATTCTTATAACTATTGCAACTACAGGTCTTTCCCATTTCATCTATACATACCTTACACATACTTATATTGTTGCAAACAAACCTACTAATGAAACAACAGTACCTATTAATGCAAGTACTTTATAAAACTCTGACTTATCTAATTTTTGGTCTAGCTTCTCTTCAATCTTTTCTAGTTTATCAAATATCATTTGATTTAACTCCTTCTGTGTATATCCATTACCAGATTTTGAAGTAGCCATTATGGAAGGTCATCCTCTGACATATAGATATCATCACTCCAAGTGTAGGCTTTATCGTAGTAGTTACGATTTTCCCAATCCCAAGTGCTTAATCTTTTAAGATGTTTACCAATATCTTTTAAAAAAATACCTAGTAAAAAACCAATTATAAAATCCATAAGCAGGATTATAACATAAAACTTTATTCAGGTTTTGGATTATCTGATTTAACTTGTGCGATATGGTCTTTCCAAACAGTAGTACCATTTACTAAATCCCAGTATTGCATATCTAACTGGTCTTGAATAGAACCATAACCTGCTTGTCGAAGTTCCTTGTATGAAAACTGTTGTATTTCCCATTTGGAATTTGCAGTATCAATAACTCTTTGTGCATATTCTTCTTCAGTTAATTCTCTAACTTCACCATCAACATTTTTCATTAATGGTTTAGCAGCATCAACTTCTGCTTGTGCTTCTACTGTAAGTTCTTCTAATGTCGCCATAATATCTCCTATAATAACATACTTTAACTTGTTTTTAAACCATATAAATAAACTTCAGCTTCTTGTACAGAATATGAAGCACCACCTGAAGGGTAAATTTGTATACCATCTACTACACTATTTTGTGTTAATCGTATACTTCCAAACATGTGTCCTACAGCATCACTTCTAGCATTACCAGTAGCTGTTACTAACATTGTTGTTTCTTGTGTTGCATCTGCAGGATTAAATATCCATGCTTCATTGTAATAACCCTCACCATTATTATTTTGTGATATATATGTCCACTTAGGTGAGCTAGTTCCTGAAACGCTCCATGCAGCAGGTGATGCAAAAGCTGCGTGTCCTACATATCCACTTTGTTGATAATCAGTAGTAGTTATTGGTGTACCTGCACTAGGAGTATTTGTTGTAAATCTAAAATCTAAATAAGCATTAGCTTGTGTAGTTCTAGCTTTTTGTACGCTTAAATAATAAATATCATAGTCTGTAGTAAAACCTGTAATAGTTATATCTGCTGCTGTTGAAAAAGTTTGTTCTGAAATTTTTACTAATGCACTCATTATTTTATACCATACACTTCTATCTGCATACCTTCTATATCTTCTCCAATACCATAGGCATTATAAGTAAATCCTGTTACTGCTTGTAATGTAACTTCTCTTGAAGCATTACTTTCAAATGTAATATAATTTGCATCATAATCACTTATACCTTCTACTCTACACACAGTTTTGTAATTAGCATCAGCAGGATTAAAAACAGTAAAAACTATACCAGGTTGAAAACGAATATCTCTAAGAGTATGTACATCTGCCATCATACCGCCAACGCTAGCTGCACCATCAGTATTAGCTGCACCAGAACTTCTAAAATGTATACTATCGGCTGCATAAGTTACAGTAGATATTTGTCCACTAGCGTTCATAAGTCTGTATTGTTTATATGTAGATTGATTACCAACTGCTCTAATAAATATTTTATAAGTATGGTATTCAGTTGTAAAAATATTATTGCATTCAAATATACTATGAGCATTATCTAAATCTTTGTTTAATGTAGCTGTATATAACAATTCCATTATGCACCTACAATCGTTGCGTTGTCTAGCTTAGGTGCTTTTAACCCATAAAGAATTACATCACCTGATATAACGCTAGTTCCATTATTACTATTGATTTCCATAGCAACAATGTTTGCTGTATTTTCTATTTGATTTCCACCATGACTTCCATAATGTGTTCCTACTACATAAGTAGAATGTCCTTGTGAAATCATAGTTGCAGGTATTCCTGCAGTAGTAAAATTCATAAGCCATGAAACTACTTGTGTAGATTTAGGTTGTGTATTAGCAGTTCTTGGACCAAACTCTCCATAGGCTTGACCTCGTGAACCATCATCAATAGCAGTACCTGCATCATCATACAATCTATACATATGTTTATATTGTGAAGCAGTATGAAAAGAACTTTCTCCTTCAAATTTAACTCTAAAACTAGGAGTTTGAATACCACCTCCACAAGACATATTGTTTATGACTAACATAAATGTTTCATAGTTTTGTGGAAATGTAATTTCTATTGTATTGTTACTAAAACTTGTTTTAGATATAAACTCTAATCCATAAGTAGATGCTATTTTATCTTCTTCTTTTAAATTTTTATGGTCATTAACACTAAACACACCTGAATTATTTTTCCAAGATTGTGTTGGTTTTGTTCCTATATAATTATGTTTCATTATGAACCTACAAATCTATATAATTTAAACTTACCTTCTGTAATATTAACAGAAGTTGTATTGTCAAACTCTATTCCTGTAAATGATGTTGCAGTATTATTACTTGATGCTGTTAATGAGCCAAGTTGTGTGTTTGTAGAGTAACGATTTGTACATCTAGTAGCTACATAAGCTGCTACTGAAGCATCATATAATCCATATAACCAACCTTCTACATTACCAGTAGCATCACTTGGCATAGCATGATGCCAAGCATAATGAATATAAGAACCAGACATAGTAAATACATTACTTGCTGCATCATGCCTTCTTTGATGACCTGAACCTGATACATAACCTGTTGTTAAAGCAGAAGTACCATCATGTAATCTAATTATTCCATGCTGTGTTGTTGTATCAGCTTTTATTCCTGTACCAGTAAAGTAATATACTTCATTACTATCTATGCCATCAAGCAGTACAGTTGTTGAACCATCTGCTAACACTTCATTTACTTTTACAAAACTCATTTATGCCAACCCATAAACATAATAATTAATGTTATTTAATGCACTATATTCTCCTGCAAAAGCAAAACCAGTTATTCTTGCAGGTTCGTAAACAACAGAATTACCATCTCTAGTTGCTGCAACTGTTGTACTAGAGTAAGACATTACACTTTTATGCACAACAGTATCAGTTGTTTTTGAGTATGGATTTAAAACAATTATTCTAGCTGCACCTTTAACTGATGAAGTTAGTCCACTTTCTATTTGTCTTGTAGAAGGATTAGCACTATCAGCATCAGTTGTATGTGTATAAGCTATTATTTTAGAACCTCTAACATAGTGTACCCATTGACCATCTTCGCTTAAAAATTTCATATCAGCATCACCATTATTAGAACCACTCCATATGGTATGTATTTCATAGGCATCAAATTTATCTGAAAATACATCTTGTACATCATGGTGTTGTGAACCATCAGTAACAGTTCCACTTCTAATAAGTCTTAATGCACTCATCCTTTTACTCCATATAAAGTTGCTTGTCCTTCAATTAAATTATCAGTAGTTAAATATTGACATACTCTAATACCTGTTATTTCATTTGTATCTAAGTCATAAGTACCACCACCATAGACACCTTGATTTTGACCATTTTGGTCTTGGTAAACAGAGTTCATTTGAACATGAGGAAACTGACCACTACTTAAACCATATATCCAAGCAATACCATTAATTCTTTCTTTGTTTTGATTACCTGCTTTTCTTGATAAATAAATATAACCTTGTCCATTACTTTTATATGTTCCCCAGTTTGTAGGACCATAGTTTATCATTGATGAAACATAAGCAGTACCTGCTTGATAACCTGAACCATTATTAAAACGAAGTGCTAAATATGATTGGTCATTAGTAAGTTGTATTCCTTTAAATACTAAAACATGAAATGCGTATTTATTTAAATGTAATGTTTCAAAATCAGCAGGTTCATTAGATACAGTAATGCTTTCTATTAGTTCCATAGCACCACCAAATTCATTATCTTGTTCTAAATCTGCTGCATCATTTACAGTAAATATTCCTGTATTTGATTTTAGCTGACTAGGTTCATTACCTAAATATCCATAGGACATAAACTACTCCTATGCTTGTAACTCTAATACGCTACAGTATGCTTCTAAATCACCTGATGCAGCAGCACCTTGTAATTTTACAATCTCTCCTGCTTCAAGAACTATTTTACTTGTACCTGCTAATTCAATAGAGCTGTTAGCAGGAACATTAATTGTTGATGCTATTGCAGCTTTTTTTGTTGTGCCATCACTTTGATAAATATTTGCTGTAATTGTGTCATCATTTGTACCATCAATGTTGGTAATTCTTAATGACAAAATAATAGCAATATCACCTGCATCTGATGGTGCAGTAAATATAGTAGTTTCAGAACTTGTTACAGCTTGACTTGCACTATTAAATACTTCTGTTGCCATTTATATCTCCAATATATTTCTATACTCCCATTACTATAGCACGACTTTGTGTGCTTGTACTATTTGTAACAGGAATACTATTTGTTACTGACCTAAATGCAAATGATAAAGCACCACCACCTACATCTGGTAATAAATCTAAATCTTCATCTATTGGTTTATTTCCAATAGTATCTATAACTAAACTTCCACCTTCTTTAAGAGTGAGTAATAATCCCATTATGACAAAGCTATTACTATACCAAGACTTGCACCTAATTGTTGTGCAGCATTTTGTGCATCAACATAGGCTTTAACAGATTGTTGTGATGGTGCAGCAGTAGCACTATTAGATGACATATCATCTTCATCAATTATAGAAAAGTGAATTGTACTATCTGCCCTATGTGCAGCATTTGTACTTTCATCTGCATCTATTCTGTCGTGTACATCTTCAAACATTTGTTTAACAACTGCCATACGAACAACAGCTTCAGCAGCGTGATTAGGTGCAGTAGAAGCATCTCCAGGTGTTCCATATCTACCTTCAACATCTCTAGTTATGGTAGTTAATGTAGTTCCTGTAGCTGCAGTTACTTCTATTACTTCTCTTTTGCCAACTGTATCTGGGTCAACAACTAAATAATAATTTGCACCAATAGTATTTGTTCCATCTGATGTAGGTGCTACTTCTAATGTAGCTGTTGTCACATTTGTAGGTAAGCCACCACCACCAGGTGCTAACCTGCTTTCATAAAAATTCGAAAAATTAACTTCTTGGTCTGCCATTTATCTCCTAAGCACCAAATCTTATAAATCCTAGTGCGTTTATACCAAACAAGTTTACACCTGTTACATCAGTAACAGTTGGTTGTCTAGTACCACGCACAGTTATTATAGCATACTGTGTTACGCTTCCTCTTTCAACATTAGAATTTATTGGATAACTAATTCTTTCTACTACACCTCTAATAATTTCTGCAGGGTCATATAATTCTAAGGTAACACTATCACCTTCTTTTGCACGAAGTGTATTGTACAATGTATTTCCAAGACCTTTAACCTTTATGGGTTTTCTACCTGGTCTTTCTACTCTATCACTAATGTTTATAGGTATTTGTGCTACTACAAGTTCTGGTCTAGCTAATGCACGAAACTGTACTGATTTAACTTTAGGTGTATTTGCACCATTTTCTGACTTTAAAACAACTTTACCTATAATGTATCTAGCAATATCTGCTATTTGTTTTTCTTCATCACCAACACCAGTAGCTTGTGTAAATGCTAACTTAAATGATGTGTCATCAGGATTGTCTAATGCTTCAAACTTAGTTGAATAATATAATTCTATACTTGTATTACTAGGCATAGTAAATGTAGAAGTTTCTGCACCTACAAATTGTTTATGTTCAGCTGTATAAAAATCTGCAGCAGACATAATAACATAACCTTCGTTTTCGTAAGTAGATGTTTCTTTATAAACACCACCAGTTGTTCCTTCAACTAATACAAAGTATTTACCTTGTACTTGTTTAATTCCACCTACTAAACCTTGTCCAGGTACTTTTAAATCTCTAGCTAAACCTGCAGTAGGTAAGTAATATCTCCACAAATAAGTATCAGTATCACTTTCTCTGACACCTACATAGATACTATCTCTTGATGCAAACATAGAGTGAGGAGAACCTGCTACACCATTATTCCATTCTTTTAATAATTGTCTGTTAGCTAATACATACAAGTCATCTGCTACTACCAAATCACTTCTATATAATCTGCCTTTATTTGTACTTACTTCTTGTGTACCAAAAAATATAATACCTTCTAGTGCTTCAATGGAATGTACTTCTTCATCTCCTATTCTTGATTGTCCTTTAGATTCTAAAGTTCCTGCATTATCTTTTAAAGAATATATATTGCCATCTGTACTAGAAGCTAATATAACCGCACCTGCATCAATAACTGCTGAAATATTGTGTGTAGGTTCTACAGTTATTATTGCTTGTGCAGTTTGAAATACATTTGTAAAGTTTCCTGTATAAGGGTCTGCTTCCCATAAATATTCTGCTGTAGTGCTTTTACCTGTAACAATTAATCTACCTTTAACAAACCAAATACCAGTAAAGTATCCACTAATAGATGTTCCTAAACTTTCATTTGTCCAAGTTGTTTCATCAAAATGTATAAGTTGTTTATTTGTTCCACCATCTCCAGTTACAACAAAAACATTATTACCAAAAGCAACCATACCTTTTATTGCATACAATACATTTGTACTTGGTACTGTTGACCAGTTGTCGCCATAGTCTGTGCTTTTATAAATTACTAAACCATCAGAAACATATAAATGCCCATTAGTAGTTTGAACTAAGTATTGTTCAGAAGTCGTAAATGTTAATCCTTTAGTTTCCATTGTGTATAACAAATGAGTGTGATAAGAAGTTTCATCATCTCCATGAAATACATCTACACCTTTGCTATCAAAAAATCTTGTTGTATCTTTAGGCGTACCATTAGCTCTATGTGCTGTATCTAAACCTTGTCCACCTGCAAAGTTATTTCTCGAATAGATACGACCTAAGTTAGATGTAAAATCTTCTGGGTTTTGTTTAACATTAATCTGTTGTTCTTGTACATCAGATGATTGTATTTGCATCTCTCTACCAGGACCAACAGCAGAACGAAGTAATATGTTATCTATCCTGACATCATACCCATATCTTTTAGGATTGTTTATGTTAGAAGTGGTAGCTACTCTAGGCATTATGAACTTGGATAGGAAATACTATTTATTGTTACTGGTTCTGGATATCTAGCTCTTAAATCTTTTCTAGCTTGTTGTATAAGTTGTTGCTTATATTGTAATAAACTATTACGAATGTTTGACGCAGAGTTAACAGGAAAATTCTGAACACCCATTTGGTCTGTAATATAATTTGCAGTAGAAGTTGGTATATCTCTACCAGCTAACAACTGTGCAGCTACACCAGCCATAATAATTGGTTCGTATTCTGTTTGTAATCCTATTGAAGTAAGAGTAGTTTCTTCTATATCACTGACATATGTATAACTATCTTTGTCTAAAAACTTTTTTTTAAATGTAACGTGTACTTGAAATCCACTAGATATACCATATGTTTGTAATGCGTGTACAACATTTGGACCAGCACTATAAGTTATAGTTCTTTCTACTCCATTCTCATCATTGTATGTATAAGGATTAGGTAGGTCTACTAACTCTACTGAAACACCACGCCATTGTACTGATGTGCTATCTGCATTACCATCCCATTGGGTGTATTGTGATATAGCTTTAATAGGTGCTACTAAATAGTTGTAAGTACCAGGTGTATCATAGCTACCAAGAATTGTATATCCTTCTTTGTTTGTAACGGTTAAAGTTTCTACTGCAAACAAAGTAGGGTACAAAGTTTCTATTTGGTCAACTACTGCATCAAAAACATTTTGTCTTGGAAATGTTGGAGCTATTTTAATAATTTCTCCTGCTGTATGACTTACTGCTGTAGTTCCTCTTACTCCTCTAACTACAGTAATAGTATTTGTTACAGCATTTAAATCTGTACAAAGCATTAACTCTCTACCTATCTCTATTACTGTACCTGCGTCTAGTGCATCTTCTTCCTCAACAGATAATAAATCTCCATTAAATGCAATAGAAGTTTCACTATTGTTTATACCTGTTGTTAAGGTAGTGTAACTATTTAGATTATCTAATGGTTCTAGATACTCTCTAAAAGTTCTATCTACAAGATTACCAAGATTACTCATTGGCTCTCCTAACTTGTTCTAAATATTAATGATATTGTTCTGTCTGCTGCTTCTGTTGCACTTGATGTAATTCTTAAATAACCTGATGAAGCAAATGCCCAACCACTAGGGTCTACTCTTACAACATCTCCTGCAGTAACAACATATGAAACTTCTGTTCCATCTGTTTCTACTACATCTACCCAGTTAGTTCCATCAAATGAAAAATCAAATGTTACGCTTGTTCCTGTCATTGTTGCAGGAAATAATATTCCTGTTAATAACATAGCGTCTGTTTTAACACCAGCAGAATTACTAGCATCTGTAGCAACTGTAATAACAGCGTCTTTACCTATTGTTCTAATCATATCGTCCTTATCATACCATACTTAAAGGGGAGTGGTGGAAACTCCCCAATAAGTATTAATTATTTAACAGGGTTTATTGAACACCTGTAATCTTTAGATGGTTCTGAGGAGGACCGAAGTCAAATCCCATCTCCATATAAATTGCTTTTGCTACTCGTGCATAGTCATCTTGGTCTACGTCACGAACAAAAACTGTACCCTTACCAGGAATGTTTGTAAACACTGGTGAAATAAATGCTAAATCTGCGATGAAGCAAGTATTGTCTGGAAGAATATCAGGGTCTACGACCATTAATCCGATATTTCCAAATGGTGTGATAATGGTATCAATATCAACACCACCAACGTTTCTATCTCTTGGTAAGATAGCAGGTGTAATAACCCCTGATACTGTTGGTGCAATTAATTCTTTATTAAGTGCAAGTAATTGTGAAGGGTTAATCAATAGAACTGGTTGCTTCATTGCTGCTTTTGCATCATACAAAACCTTCAATGAGTTTGCAATAGTATCCCAGTGTAGAGGTTGGTCAACACCACCTGATTGATTATCATAAGAGTTTCCTCCAGTTAATCCACAGTGTGCTAATAGACCTCTCATTTGTCTATCGTTTACACCTGCGAAGTCTGCTGCTGTACCATCGTTGTAAACACCGTTGATAGCAAACCATTCAACTTCTTTTGCAAGTTTGTCTAATGCTAGTTCCATTTGCTCTGCAAACTCATCAGTAATTGGGGAACCACCAAACAATGCTAGTTTGTCACCAGCAGTGTTTCCTGCGTTTCCGTCTGATATGTTGAAAGCATTTGCACTAACGTCAAATACATTTTGGTGGTTAGTAGCTGCCATAGCTGTGTATGACATTTTAACACCTTTTTGAAAGATTTGAGTAACGGCTGTGTATGATACTCTATCTCTTCCAAGCCATTCTGTAGGTTGTCCACCTTCAGTTCCAACTGATGGAGCTGAGGTAACAGATGCTGTATCAGCAGTTTGGAATTGCCAGAATGTGGATTGTAATACTTTACCTCCACCTGACATACCACCTACTGCGGCTGTAAAAGGAGTTCTTTGACCACCAACTCTAAATAATTCACCAGCAAAGTTGTTGATGTACTTAGAGTAAATTGGGTTGGCTGAACCTAATGCTGCCATTTTAATTATCTCCTAACTTATAGTTATTGTTCTTGTCTTTTAATGCCTTCTATCATTTGCATTTTAGCTTTGATAGATGACCTAATATCTCCGTCAGATTGTTTCAAGACTTCACTAAAGACATCTAATATATCTTGCGAATTATTAGATACTCCTAAGTTCTGCAAGTTTTGAACTCTTTGTTGTGCTGATACTGTGTTATCAACAACGCTAGCTTCTTCTGCAGTTTGTGGTTCGGCTGCAACTTCACTGTCGCCTAAACCAAATTCTTCAGATGCATATTGTTTGATAGCATCAACAGTAACTGGACCGTCATACATCTTAGATACAGCTTTACCTATACCTTTATCTGCTTCTAGTCCTAATGATGATAGTGCAGAGTGCATAGCAGAATTTCTAAGTTCTTTGTTCTCAGCTTTTAGCTTTTTGAACTCAGCCCTTAACTCTGATATTCCTCCCTGAAAATCATCTTGGTTTTGTTCTTCTGACATAATTTATCTCTCCTAGTTATCTCAAGCATTACTAACCCTATATACATTCAATTGCTTGGAAATTGAAAAGGGAATTGTTTTACGACAAGGATTTTGAACAACTAACAGAATACCTTGGATTTTTCTGTTGTATCTTGTGACCCTATTTATAACCTGCGGAACTCACCACGCAGTACTATATATGGTACTATGTTTTAAATTTCTGTCAAGCCTATTACGCCACCTGTTTGTGTTTTAGCTGCACCTACTTGTACTGAACTAGCAGACAATGCTTGAGCACCTATTGATTTAATTTGACCAGATATAAGCTCATCACCAAACAACTGTGCTTCTAATACAGCAGTAGCTTTACCTAAAGTAACATCTCTACGTTGTCTTCTCTGCATTCTAGCTAATGCTTTAGCTGTAGCAGATGCAGTAGCAAACTGTCTTTCAGCAGTTTGTGTAGTAACACCAGCACCAGTAAGTCTTTGTACTGAACCTAAATCTAATGCATCCCCAGTTACACCAGTGTAAACAGCACCTATCTCTGATGCATTTAATCTACCAGCTAATACATCTTCATTTATATTTGGGTCTATAGCTATAGCTAAAATACTTTCATTACCCATACTCACAGGAGTACCAGTAGCTTGTGTAAAGTATTCATTGTATTGATTAATGATAGAAGTTTTTAATTCATCATCCATTCTGTTGACAACTCTGTTATATACCAATCCAATTCTATTAGTATAACTTTCAGCAGATACATTATTACCTACCAATGTAGCCCATACTGATTTACCTTTAGCAGATGCATAACCATTTAAGTTATACTCTGTAAGAGTAGTTAAAACTTTTTCTAGTCCTGATATGTATTCTGATTCTGTCATCTTTAATGCACCTGTATCAGGGTCTACAATATTAGCAAATACTCTTTTGTATGCTTCTGCACTATCTTTACCAAATCTCATTTCAGCTAATGCAAATTCTGATTGACCACCACTATCGTTATATCCTTTTACATATGCATCAACTAAAGTATTAGCATCAGCACCAGCATACTTTTGTAGCCAAGGAAGTAATGTATAAACCTGTGACCTAGTTGTAGTCTTGCCATCAGTAGTAGTACTTTGTGTAGATGAACTAGAAGTATTAGCATATGCTGCTGCTAAACCTTCTGCTTCTTCTTTATCAACTGTATAACCAGCCTTTTTTGTATAATGTTCTAACTCATTTCTTTTAATACCATCATCACCAACAATATATTTACTATCATCAGCTACAACATTACCTGATAAGTCATCTCTTCTATATAATGTATACTTTGCCATTATCTAATTACTACTCCTCCAAGTGATTGTGATATAGAGTTTGCTAAGTCTTTCATATATTTTTTGTTACCAGTTTTATAACCGTACTCCATATATGATTTCTTTGCATCCTCATATGACATATTCAATGAATCCATAAAGATATTACTTGTTTCATCTGCAGCATCACCTAATATAGTTGAATAATTATTTCTATAATTACCTACAATTAATGAATAGTTCAAACCTTTGTTAGCATATCTTTCAAACAATGGGTCACCATCAAATATCTTTTGATACTCTTGCATTGCAGCATTAGTATCTCTTGCATATAAACCTATAAGTCTTTGCTTTTCTGCTTCATCTAAAGCATTATATTTACCAGGACCTATTATTCTTTTAAGTTCTGATATAGCAGTATTAGATAATTTAAACGAATCGAAATCTATAAAAGCATTAAACTGACCAGGATTATCTACAATAGTATCTATCTTTTTATAAGTATCGTGCAGTATGCTTTCTTTATCTATATTGTATCCATCAATACCTAGTCTATAACCTAAGTACTTTTCAAAATCTGTAGTATCACCTGTAGTGCTATCATACTCAACATCACCCATAACTAATGCACTTAGTATTTGTTGATACAATTCAACGTTATCTTGTTTAAACACATCAGCATTAATACCTATGTTTCCTAATGCTCTATCTATAGCAGAGCTAACTGTATTCTCTAATGCAACATAGGCTTGGTTAAGTGTTTTAACTTTATTACCATTCTCATCTACTTTATTATAGAAATGACTTTCACCTTCTATAGATGCTATCGTTGCATTTAAGTAATCTAGTTTAAGTTTTGTAAATCCTTTACCTACACCTGCAGCAGTTAGCTGTTCAGTAGTAATTTCTTTACCACTTGTAATAGAGTTAAATATTAAACCTAATGCAGGTAGTCTACCTTCAACTTCATCAAATATAAATGGATACATTTCTTCAAGGCTTTCCATAGTTTCACCTATGTAATTACCTAGGTTTATTCCCTGTGCAGTTCTTGCTACAGTAAAGTTTTGCATTGTAAGTTTAGGACCAACAACACCTTCTGATGTAATTATTTCTCCTGCAGGCAATACTGTTTGTAGTGCAGGTCCAACTCTCTCGTTACCTAAACTATCTGCATCCCAATATGTTGAGTAGTCACCAGGTTTTAATCCTGTAGCTTCATAAGATATAAAAGTTTCTTCTCCTGTAAGAGAACTTATATCATATAAAAAATAAACTTTTCCGTTATCACGATTGTAATAAACATAATCAGCAACCATTCTGTCTGAATATAGCCAACCAGTATTTCTAGATGCTGGAGGATTTAATGCTTGTGATGCTTCTTCTACAGTATCGTATATCTGAGTAACACCTTGTGGTATAACGCTTTTATCTAAAGGTCCTTTAATTACACCATCTTCTATATAATATTTACCTCTATCACTCATTAAAAATCCACATCCATTGGTTCATCTTCATATAAATTTAAATAATTACTGCTGTAAGTATTATAGTATTTACTCTTATCATTGTCTTTATTGTCTTTATATTTTGCTGTTTGGTTTTGAAAGAATGCACCAAATCTATTTATAGGTTTTCCTTGACTTATTTCAGATGCATTTATTTCTGCAAATGCTGGTGAGTATTCAGCAATTGTTTTATCGCTAGTTTTATATCCTGGTGCATATTCATATCCAGGCATTGTTATTCTTTCTGTATCTGTTAGTCCACGAGTAACGTAGTCATCTACAGAACTAGGATACAATTCTTTAACTCCCTTAATATCATCTATCATTGGACCTACTAATATATTAAATGGGTCAATCTTTTCAGCAAACTTAATTGTATTGTCTAGCTTTTCATAATCTATTTGACCAGGTTCATCTAATGTGTAGTTTGTATTTAATACATTATTAGATATATCTTTAACTATATTCTCAAACCATACTGTCCATTTGTCTGAAGTACCATAAGCTAAAGCACCACCCCACAAAGATAGTTCGTATATATCTAATAACATAAATCCTGTTGGTCTTACGCCACGTTTACCAAAAGAGTAAGCTAGTTTATTCTTAGATGCTTGTATAGCTCTCCATTTACTACTAGCTTGATTGTGATATGTAATCATTTCTAGTACTTGTTCAGTACCTTCAACACCAGATTTTCTTAGTGCATCTATTTTTCCTAATGTTTGATAGTATTCATCTTCAGCTATTGCTGTAATAATTCTTGATGCCTCAGTTACATCTTCTATAAATTGTGTAGGTATTGGTGTTTGTTGACCAGCTTTCACAAGCTCTACTGCTTGTGAAGGAATTATACTAGAGTGTCTTATCTCCTCTATTGCTTCATCACTTAATAATCCCATAGCTTCTAATTCAGCATTTCTAAATCCTTGCTCAAAATTTATTCTTACATCATATGCTTCGTCTAAAGCAGTTTGTCTAAGATTAGTATTTATATCTTCATAGTTTCTTAGTGGCTCAGTGTCAGGGTCTACAACTCTGTAACTTCCGTTTAATTCTTTAAAGTCATCCTCTGTTATATCTATAATATCTAAAGCTCTACCTATTTGTGATTGGTCATTAGGGTCTAATATCATCAACTCTTGAAAGTTTCTAAAGTTAATATTAGGGTTGTCTATTATGGCATCAATACCACCACTTCTTAAAAATCTAGTTAAACCTACACCATCACTATTTAAAGGTGGTACTCCAATAATCCTATTGTATACTTTTTCCATACTCTCTAAGAATTGTCTTGAACCTCTTTGTGAAAATGAAGTACCGTAATAGCCACCAGTATCAGATAAACTAATTAAACCAGTTTCTTCTAATGCTTTGTATACTTCTACTGGTGATACATCTAATGATGCAGCAGCATCAACAATACTAAACTTGTTTAACCAACTACCATTTATTACATTAGCTTGTGTCAATACATTATTTGAATTTAATCTTGTAAGAAAATAATTAGGTACGCCTCTTGTAGACTTACCTGTTATTTTATTTGCTTCATATTTAATAATATTATTTTCAAATGATGCACTCATACCAACTAACAGTTGTTTATTTCTTCCATCACCACCGACATTAATAAATTTTACATCACCTGTTGTAGGGTCAACAACTGGTACACGTGGTGATAATGCACCTGATGTAAACTCATTAATACTAACTGGTACATAAGGAGAGCTATGTACTAAACCTAACTCTATGACATTTCCAGTTTCATTTAACAAATGTTTTAAAGTTGGATTAAGAAGTATATCTTCTCTCATTACACCTTGAATTGATGCTCCAAGTATAGGATTTAAAACTTTACCAGTTTGTATATTATTAAACTCATCATAAAGAGAATTGTAATAATCTAATTTATCTTCAGGTATGTAAGCAACTTCATATCTTGATGATGGCAATGCATTTTTAGTATTCGCAAATTCATCTATTAATATCATAGATTGCATTTCCATATCTATTAACTTCCAAAGTTTATAACCTATATTTCCATTAGGTAATGTTATAGATTCTTTTATGTAAATATTTCTATCGATAACTGGAGCTCCACCAAGTACTGAACCAGGTTGTATAATTGTATATTCACTATACTTTGGATTGTATACACCAGGTGTAAGATACTCTGTTTGGTTTTCTAAATTAAAATTAATTTCTTTTGTTAATTCTTCATATGATGCTTTAGGGTTCTTATTTCTAAACGCTCTTAGGTTTTGTAGTAGTACATTTAATTCTTCATTTATATGTTTATTAAGTTGCTCAATGTCTAGCTCAGGGTCAAATGGACTACCTGCAGTAAACAATCCTAATTGTTGTTCTAAAATACTATTTTTCCTATTAGTTATTTCATTAGTAAGTTCTCTTTTTAAATCTTCTACTCTACCTATTACAGTATCCATAACTAAAAAATTTGGGTATGCTTCAGAACTTATATTTTTAACAATGTTGTCTATTTCATTTTGTACTGCTTTATTAGCATCAAATGGTTTTATATCTTTAGGACCTATTTCATCATCTGGTCTTCTTGTGTCTACAATACCTTGTATTCTTACACCAACACTGTCATCAACAATTAATACTTCATCAAAAATTTTTCTTCTAGAGTCTTTCCATTGACCACTATCACTTACTCCATATGTTTGTACTGCTCCTGTATTATCTAAATATGTAATTTGTTTAGTGCGACCTGGACCTGTATGAGGATTTAATACAATTTTAAAATTTCCTAGAAGTGGTAAATCTTTTTTAAATCTACCCATATCAAAATTTGCAGGTATATATCCTTTGTCAACTAATAAATTCTTTGAATGTAATAAATAATCTACACTCTTCATAGCTAATTTATCAGTATAAGGTATAGATAATGCGTCCATTATTTCAGGATATATTACTACTGGTGCTTGCATATTTAAAATATTATCTGGAGTTATATCTGTAATCTCTAATGCAAACACTTGTCTGTTCATACCAACAGAACTTATATATTCATATGGATAATTAGCATTAGATGATGCGTAAGATACACTACCATAACCTGCAACTCTACCACTAAAACCAGATTGCCTATATGGTTGGTAAGCTCTAATACCTAATGCTGCATCAATAGGGGTCATAGCTCTGTATATAACTAGATTACCGTCTGCATTAAAATCTAATTGTGTAGGAAATCTATAGTTTATTACACCAGCATCTTTTAAATCTTCTATAGTACTATCAACCCATAACATTTCATAAGATAAACTATTTCTTAATTCAGGTGTGCCTATTTTACTTGCTAACCAGTTAGCTTCTCTATTAGTAACTTCTTTAAAATCTATATCTTTAAGTATCATAGGTGTATCTTGTTTACCTGCATTGAGATACGCTTGTGCTTGTGGATTGCTAATCATATTTTGTCCACCTTGACCAGGACTATTAGCATCCATAAAACTTTGTAAATCTTTTTCAATTTGTTGTTTTATTTGTGTAGCTGTAGCAGTAATATTTTTTTCATCCATTCTGTGTAACATATGCCATAAATACATAGTGCCAACTTTAGTATTTGTAACCCAGTGAAAGAAAGTTCCTGCTTGTGAAGGTCTACCAGAAAGCTCATCAAAATTTGTATAACTATCAAGCTGTATTGACTTAGCTTCTTTATTCATTTCTTCAAAGAAATCAATTAAATCTTTGTTAGGCGAACCGCCTCTTGCTAATCCTGGTGTAGGAGTATCCTGTGGATTTATTTCATATGTATGGTATTTATTTTCAGCCATACCCATTCTAAAATCTTCAAATGTTAATCCTTCTTTTATTTCTTTAAATAAATTAACAAGTTTACTATCACCTGATGATTCAGCAGTTGCAATTAATGCTTTGTATTCTTCATTATTTAATGCATTTATTTCAGTAGTGTATTGTGTAAATTCATTTCTAAACCTATCTATTTGTACTTGAAATACTTCATCTTCAGCAGCTTGTGCTTCTTCTAGTTTCCAACCAAAGTAATGGTAACCTGATAAAAGTTGTCTACCACCGTATTTTCTCATAGAACGTTGAACAGTATCATTAACTGGTACAGATATAACGTGTAAATTATTTTCATCCGCATACCTTACAATTTCACCCATAATCATACTTCCACCTTGTTGACCTTGCATTTCAGGTTTAATAGTTACTAAATCTACATACAAAAATTTATCGTCTATTATAGATATTTCTAAAGGTTGACTTCCTTCAGGCATATTTCTAAAAGGTTCAGTATCTTGTGGCTTATCAGCTATATACTCTTTATATTTATTGAGTAGCATCTGTTCAAACTTAGCTGTTTTCTTTTCTAATTCAGTATTTTGTACTAGTTCTAATTCATATTCATCAAATGCATCAAGTACATCTTCTCCTAAATCTGGTTCTGCTGCTACAGTAGGAGTACGTCTTTCTCCTTGAGATGTTTGCAATCTAGATAATTCTTCTATCTCATCAGTAAGTTGATTTATCTTATCATTAGCTACTTTAATTTCTTCTTGAGATAATCCTGCTGTTCTTAAAACATTTTCTACTGCTTTTAAATCTTCTTCTAATTGTTTTATTCTACGTGACAGTACATCATCATCACTACTTGTAGAACCAAATGCTGTATTGCCAGGTCGCAATTTATTTTGTTTATTCCAACGTAGTCTTTCTCTACGGTTCATTGGTTCGTGATATATTTCTCTAGCAGTTAAGTTTGTAAACCGTGGAAAATTTTCATCAGGTTCACCTGGGTCTACACTGTAAGATAAACTTTCTATTTCAACAAATACATCTTCTACAAGATTGTCAGGGTCAGTATAATCTGTATAGTACCTTGGTTTTGGTTCATACAAATCATAAGTTCCATATGTATTTTTTACAGCAATTAATCCATTGTATTTACCACCAGCATATTGTATTGCTGCATTTTCTCCTACTAATAAATTTGTTAATTCTTCTCTTTGTTTAATTAAAAATTCATTATTGTATGTTTCTATTAATTCGTCATCAGACATAATAGGCATTGCATATTCACCTTTTTCTATATTTTCTTCTAAAGGTAAAGTTATATCAAAGTTATAATTTTCCATTTGATTTACCCAATGGTCATTAAAATAATCTACATAATTTATATAATCTTTCCAAGAATTTGCATCCATTTGTTGTGTCATTATATGAATTGCATTTTCAATCATATTTTGAAATTTAACATCCTGTACTCCATTAGGCATATCAACAATCATCTTTGATAAATCTTCAGGTCCTTTAGGACTAGAAGGGAAATGTCTATTTATTAAACTTGTTCCTTCTTTAAGTATCGTAGCTAAATCATAACTGCTAGTTACTCCATTGTTTGTAGCCCAAACAAGAAGTTCTTTGTAATAAGCATATAAAGCTATGTTAATTTGTTCATCTTGACCATAAAGAATTTTTAAATCTTCTGCTAATCGTTTTCCTTCTTGACCTATATAATCTGCTCTAGTTTCTTCTCCTGTGAGTTTTTTACCATTTAGAAAATTTGCTATATACTGGTCTAATTTATTTTCGTCCATTACGTGCCTTTGCAAGTTGCTTCTTTAATTTAGCTAAAGTAACTTTCATATCCATAATTTCTTTTCTATTATTTTCCATAAACTTGCCTATTAAATTCTTGTTGTTTGTCAATTGGATTTTCAGTAACACTATCTCTAAAATTATTAAATGCTTCTTTGAACATTGGTTTAACTCTTTGATAAGTTTCAACTGCAGGTTCTACTACATTCTTAACCATAAATCTATCTACTAAGTTTAAATTAGAGTAATCACTTCTACCCCAAATAACTTTTGCTTTTTCATCAAACTCTGTTACATCAACTGTACCAGGATTAACTGTAGGTCCTATGCCTGATAAATCTATATTGTATGATTCTTGTATCTTTCTATCCATCATATCTTTTTCAAAGTCTAATGCTGCTAAATGATTTTCTAAATCTTTTTTAGCTTCTTGATAAAATGCTTTAGATGTATCAATCATTCCTACTGTACTCCAGTTGTTTATACCCTGTGTATTTTCAGGACCTACTGTTAACTGAGATATAGCTATAGCAGCTACAGCATTAGCAAATGGGTCATACATCTGGTTTATCATTTGTTCTTTACTTAATCCTATAAACATAGGTATATTTGCATTAGTTCCATCTTTACCTTGTTGTGATGTTAGATAAGTATATATACTATCGTTCATATTTATCTGCCACAATCCGTGGTCATAAGTACCATTACTATTCCTAGCACCTTTGACATTCTTAGCATATCCAGTAGTTTGATTATCACCTGCTCTATGTTCAGCTAATGCAATAGCAATTAAAGAGTACATATCTTCTAACTCTCTAGGATTTTTATTTACTTCATTACTTTGTAAATTCATACCAGTGCTTTCTAAATAATGAACAGCACCAATTAATACATAATATAAATCTTTAGCAGAATACTCTTTGTGATAAGGAGAGTGCATTCTATCTACCTTTAATGTATCTGCCAATGTTACCGAGGTTGGTAAGAAGATTAGCAAAAGTATTATTATAAAGACCTGTAGCTCTCTGACCTTCCAACATTGGACCATATTTATCTCTCACAAACTGGTCAAACTCTTGACCTATAGCTGCACCCATTTGTTCCTGTGGAACTACTCCCTGCAATTCTACTTCTTGTTGATAATCAGAACCAGTTCTAGCTAACATAGCTCTATCTCTTTCAGCAGCAATCAATGCTTCTGTGTTGCTTTGATTAATATCAAAGTTAGATTTCTGTATATCGTAAGATAACTTACTTACATAATCTGCATAAGCTGCTAGTTCGTAATCACTTGCAGGTCTTCCTAGTCCTTCTTCAATTGCAGCACCAATAGTACTTTTAACTGAATAAGGACTTGGATTAATATATTTAAATAAAGATTGGTAATTTAAACCTGAGCCTTCTGAGGCTTCAAACTTATCATTACCATAACTATAATCTTCTAAAGTATCTTTAAAGAACTCTTTAATAAATACTGTTAAGTTTTGTGCAGTTGCACCTGGTGTCAACAAGATAGAATATAAATCTTCTTGCGATATAGTTTCACCATTTAAATTGAATCTAGACATTGCAGATTCAATAGCCTGTATTGTTCCACCATCATTATCATCTAGTACTCCATAAACAAAACTAAATGGTTGTAAAAATCCTGCTTCAACTAATAACAACTGTATTTCCATTATTTCATCAGGACTTGCATTAGCAAACAATTGCCTACCTAATCCATATTCATATAATGGTTCTTCACCATCTCCGTATACTTCTTGTATTAATGGTGTAGTAATACCATAGTAATCTGTACCAGTTAAACCTAGAGCTTGACTTCTTAAATAGTTATCTGTAATGTTTTCATTTATTTGTGCTAATCCTGCTGTTATACCTGCAGTACTACCTTCAGAAATTACTTGACCTTCTAATGTTTTTATAAATACTTCAGGGTCTATATTGTTTACACTAAGTATTCTGTCTATTTCACGTAAATAAGTTTCTTTATTTATTTCACCGCTTTCTAATTTAGCTAATAATGTTTCAGCATTTTCTCTGTCATAGTATTGCAATGCTTGTTGTTTATACAAATCATCTCTTAAATCTTTAGATAAATATGCTTTTCTTGCTAAGTCTGATTCTTGTGAATAATTACCAACAAGTTCTATAGAAGCATCTTCTACTGATATAACTAAATCTGCTGGGTCTTTACCTTGTAATACAGCGTCTATCATTTTATCGTGATGGTCACCTGCTGCATTAGCAATAGTTCTTAAATCTTTAGCAGGTGTAATTTCATATAAATAGTTAAAACCTTCTTGTATCTCTGGTTCTAAACTATCCCAATTTCTACCTAAGCTATAAGAAATCATATTAATATATTGCTGATAACTCATACCTATATCTTCTGTAGGCTTAGGCACATCAACACCTTCAGGTGCCAAACCTACTTCTGATACGCCTCTACCTATTGCAGCTATACCATCAGCAACAATTTCTTTCCAAAGAATATTAGGAACCCAACCAAATACTTTCCAAAAGTCTGCTAATTTATCTTCATCTATATTTTTTCTATTGAATTTAATGTCACGCATAATATCAAGTATTGTTCTTCTATAACTTTGATATGGTATGTTTTTTCTGTTATTTAAAATATCTTCTAAAACATCTTGTTGTTCAGGCGTTAATTCATTATCTTCAGCCACTATAAACTCCTCCGAGGTTCTCTTCTTCTATTTCAAGTCTAAATAAATCATACCATATATAGTAGAAGTCAGGGTACTGCATCATAAGTTGTTTAGATATTGTACTTAAATACTGTCTTGCCTGTTTAGCTTCAGACCTATTTAAAGATGCATTAGCACCAAACTCTGATTGTATACCATTAAGTATGCTTTGTCTTGCTGCTAAGTATTGCATAGCACCTTGTACTGATGGTAAATCTTCTATCTTTACAGATGAACCATCAGGCAATGTAACTGTTTTACCTGCTTCATTATTTATCATTGAAACAAATTGTTGTATCTTAGCTTCTGTTTGCATAGGTCTTTGTACAGTAGATGTAGTTCCATATCCTACAAACTTGTTTTGTAAATCTAATTTAGTTAAATACAATTGTTCAAATTTTTTGTCAATTGGTATAGAGGCATAAACATTTGTATCTAATAACAATCTTCTAGCATTCTCATAAGCTAAAGAACCTTGTGCTTGTCTAACAGCTTGTTTAAATTGTGTATCAGTTAGGTCTACTCTTTTACCTTCTGTAAATGAATCAGCCCAGGCTTGATAATCAAATTCACCTAAAGGACTATCAGGGAATAAGTAATATGATATATCTGGGTATCTATCCATTATTTCTTTATTTTGTTTGTAAAAATATCCACCTTCTATTGTGTAACTTGTAGCTTGTATTTTTTTAGATTTAGATACAAGCAATGCTGAAGGGTCAAAGCCGAATGTTCTAATAAAGTCTGCAGTAGCAGTAACTCTATCTCCACCTCTACCAGCTAACATTTGATAGTAAGCATCTGAAAATAAAGTATCTGCAAAGTATTTATGACCTGGGTCTGTATTCTTTGCTTTCCAAGGGTCTAAGAATGCTACACCTTCTGGACCTACTTCATATTCATAATTAACTACAGCAGGAGATGGTGCAACGAATGCAATAAATGCTTGGTATTTAAGCATTGAGTTAGCTAACTTTCTAGCTTGTTCTAAACTTTTTTGTTCTGCTTCAGGAGTACTATCGTCATAAATACCAGATATAAACATAGCTCTCTGTATATCTTTAACTCTATTTGCATAAGCCCTTTGTAGCTCAGGACTAGAACTACCACCTAATGAACGTAATCTATTTATCCAAGTAGGCAATGCAGCATCAACATAATAAGTTGGGTCTGCTGGTGAATACTGTGGTCTACCATATGGGAACAACGCTTGGTCAATTCCTTTAGTAGAAGGTAATACTGCTGATGCAGGTAAAGATACTAAAGGTCCTAAACCAGGTACTACAGAACCTGCAACCATATTTAAACCACTAGCGTATCCTTCAATACGTGCATTAACGTTAGGTGCTGTAATATCTTTTTCACCTGTTACAGGATTTGTTATTGCATTTTCAGGACTAAGATTTTTTAATTCTCTATCTAATTTATTATTCAAACCAAATCCAGGTGCATTGTACATTTCTTCCCCTGTTTGTGGGTCAGTAGTAAAAAAACCTTCATCATCTTGTTCTCCAAATATGCTAGGTTCTCTTGCACCTTCTACACCTCTTTGTATTTTTCTACCGAATAAAGTCTTTTGACCTTTAAGTAATCTAGTCCAAGTACCAGCTATTTCTAGATAAACTTCTGCGAATGGAAATGCTAAACGTAACATATCAGATATAGCGTGACGTTTATTTAAATCATATAGTAAAGATTTAGTTTCCTCTAATGCATAGGCTTTAGCTAATGTATCTATTTGTTCTATATCGTTAATTCCTACTTGTTTAGATACATCTGCAAAACCCATACCTTCTAAGTTCTTAATATATTTATCTGCTCTAGAACCTTTTCTATATTTACCCATAGCTTGTTTAGCTCTTGGTAATATATATGCTCTAGCTGCATCATCCATATTTGCATAGGCACTTTCAATAAATCTCCAGTAATACTGTCTAAAAGCTGTTGACCTAGATAATTCATTAGTAGATGCACCCATTAAAGTAGAGAATAAAGTTTCTAATACTTGATTGTATTGACTTAATCTATCTCCATCCATATCGTATCTAGATGCTTTGACCTTAAAGTTTTTACTATCAATAACATCTGTCTTAAAGTTTTTAAGCCAAGTACTATATGAGTTAAATTCACTACGTGTCATATTACGTGTAAAGTTTCTAGTCACATAGTCATTAGCTTTCTTACTAAATATATTTACAACTCTTTCACCAGGTTTTTCAAATGCACCTGTTGATATATGTTCTATAAGTTCTCTGTCACCACTTTCTTTAATTACATATTTTATTGGGTTTTTAATTTCAGTTACAGCAGGATTAGTTGCATCTATTAGTTTTTCTACACCATTAGGTAATATTTCGTATGCTTCATACTTACCACCTGTTTTCACGTGTATTCTTGCAACTATCGAATCAACATAAGAATCAGAGTATGCTCTGTTTTTATTTATTAAGTTCTTTAAAAATCTACTTGTATCATCTGAGTTACCTACATATGCTTTACGCCATTTACTTAATTCACCATCCCAAAATGATTGTTTAATTTGTGCAACTGACTCTCTAAATTTAACTGGGTCTTTTACAGGGTCTACATTTATTTTTGCTATAAGAGGTGCAATAGGGTCATCAGCTAATTGTAATAATTCAGATGCCCAACCACCATAAAATCCAGGGTCACCAACTTTCTTAGTTACAAATCCACGACTTCTTCTTGGGTCAATACCAAACATAACACCATTATGTGTATTAGACATAGCTTCTTGATGAAAGAAACTATTTTCCATTGTGTCATCTAATATATCTGTATTACCTCTACCCCAATTTTCTGTTAACCAATGTCTACCTTTTTCTCTACTACTTAAAAAGAACTGTCTATTTCTTTGTGGTGTTCTACCAAATATCCAAGCAAAAGCAGATAAAGGATGTGCAAATACATTGTCTAGTCCATCTGCCCACATTCTTATTTGCTCTTCTCCTACGACCCTTGTAACCCAAGCTGGACGTAATAGAATAGAAGGTTTCCATAGTAACTGCATATAGCCATCACCAATAGTTGTAAGCATACCTTCAGTAATCTTTGCTACATCTGTACCATCAGTATTTAATTTAATATTAGTTCTAGTCTTACCTACTAATCTTCTTATGCTTTCGTACATATTTCTATCAGCACCTTTAACTTCTAGTTTTGCTAAATCAGTTATAGGTTTAGCTAATAACTTGTCATATGCTTCATCTGTAATGTTCTTAGCTCTACCAGTAAGTCTTAGATGTAAATCTCTCATAGGTCTAAATACTCTTAAAAATAATCTTGCATCAGGCATAGGTATATAACCTTCATCCCAATACTCAGAAAGCAAATGAGCTGTAGCTCTAGGATTGTATGCTCTTTCAGTTCTTTTACCAGATTTAGTTAAAAGAAATTCTTCATATACAGAGTTAAGTACATCTGCTGTATCATCTTCTAAAGTAGAAATCTTCCTAAGTTGTGATAGATTTTCTTCTAATACTGTATTTAATTTACCTAAAGTTACTCTTTGATTTTTTGTTTGGAAGTACATTAAATCTTCCATTACATTTTTCATTAATGTTTTTTGAACATTATCTATTTCTGAACTACCAACAATATTTAATTTTCTTACTTTATTTCTGTACAAAAATTGTTGTATCTCTTTTATTTGTTCTTTAGAAGTAGTTTTAGATAAATTAATTACAGCGTATGGTTTATTACCCTGATATACACCTGTCTTTAATTTTCCTGGTACATCTTGTAAAGTACCTGTGTCTAAGTAATTCTTAATAGAATTTAGATTTTTACTTGCTGTACCTGTAGTAAATATCAAAGTACCATCAGTTTGTTCTATATTAGATTTAACAACATTACCTAATTCATCTTTAGGATTTATTGCACCCCAATCTTTACTCCAATAATCAGGGTCATAAACTTCTTTGCTTTCTAATATTTCATTAGCTTTCTTATAAGAAGGTAGTGTTTCACCAATCTCTTTATCTAACTTAGCTATTCTTTGTGCTATAAGTTTTCTATCGTTAACTAAATTTTCTCTAACTGTTTTAATAGGTGGACCTGCTGCTACTTTTGTAACGTCACCTAATTCATCTTGTACTGTATTTTTTGGTTCAATACCTTTTCTATAATCTCTTGTTCTATATCTGATATTTGTTTGTATTTCTTTTGTAATTTGATTAAGAGCATCTTCTTTTAATTTATTTAATCCAATAATTATTTCTTCTGGATTTGCTTCAACTTCGCTAACCTGCATATAAGTTTTTCTATACCATTCCATATTTGTAGGATTAACTGCATACTCAGCTTCAATACGTGCAATATCAGCATTTATATTTTCTATAGCATTATCAATAGAATTAATTACTTTTTTAGCATCTTCTATTTGTTGTATTTTATTTTGTACAGCAGTACGTTCTTTTCTAGGTAAAGAATTAATTTCATCTTTACTACCTTGTAATGCTTCTTCTCTAATTTTTCCGTATTCAACTTGTGCTTTATATTCGTCTGCATCTTTAAAATCATCTAGACCTAACTCTTTCATTCTTCTAGACAAATTATCAAATCTTGAACCTTGTGCTACGTCAACTTCTATTAATCTAAAAGTTGTACCTTTTTCAGTTTTAACTGCATCAAATAATTGTTCTCTAGTTAATCCAGTTTTAGTTAATGTATCTTCTAGCAAAACACCTTTATTAGGATTTGTAAATATATCCATAGGTATACTTCTTATTTTTGATATTTCAACAACTGCACTATCGTATAAAAACTTTTCACCTTTTTTTACATTTTTAAATGTTTTTAATCCATCTACTGTATCAGGTATTGCAGATACAGAACCATCAGCAATTTTTTCTATAGGTGTAGTTGCAGCATATTTTAAACTTATATCTTGTAAATTTTGTTTATTAGGTATATCTGCATCAGGCACTGTCATACCTTTAGATACTCTACCTTTAGTATTTATACCTATCTCTTCTGCAATATTTAATGCTTCACGTTCTGCACCGTTATAAAAACCTGACCACAATTCATCAATTAACAATCTAGTTTCTACAGCAGTTTGGTCATTAGATATTTCTTTTACTTGTGCAACTATATCTTCTACATCTTTTGTTATTACTTCAGAACTACCTTTAAATTTACTAAGTACTTTTTCAATAACAGTTACAGTATCATCATCAGTTAAAAATTCAGAAAAGTCTTGTTTAATTAACTTAGGTATTTCTTCAAATTTAGAACCAGGAAACCATTCAAGTTCACCTAGTTCGTTTACAAAGTATCTATGTGTTTCATCTACAGATGCCATCCATCGTTTAATACCTTTCATAAGTTGTGGAGGTAAATCTATTGCTTCAAACTTTTCTCCAATGTGATTAAGTACATCATTCCATATATCAAGAATGTCACCCATATTTTGTAATGATTGTGCTTCATCAGGATTTAGCATTTGATTTTCTGCTAAGTCTGCTAATTTATCTAAAGCAGGATTAGCTATACTATCATCTACTTTTGCCCACTTCATCCATTGTTTTAAATCAAAGAATGATTGGTTCATATCTTTAACATTTAATTTTGGTACAGGAAACTCAGAGAATAATCTACCTAATGCAGAATCTGCTTGTGTTTTTTTAATTGCACCTACTAAACCTGTTGCTCTACCAAAATCACCAGCTACAAATCCACCTAATGTACTTGATACAGAACCACGCATTAATAATGAATTAGGGTCTAATCTCTTAAACTTAACTTGTTCTTCTATAGCTGGTATTAATAAATTGGTAACTTCTTCTCTTGACTTTGCATTCTTTAATCCTTTATGTAATGCAGCATCACCTTGGTTTTTTAACAATCTACCAACAGTATCAAAATCTTCTGCTAAAACTAATTGGTCAACAATTCTAGTACCACCTTTTGTGCTAGTTAAATATTCTGTAGCAGATGGAACGTGTATAGTTTTTCTAACTGCTTTATCAATTACTCCTGCACTTTTAAGTACATCAGCTTGTGATAATGACCTAACTGCTTTACCTGCTTTATTTAAATAACTTCCTATAAGTATTGATGGGTCTGCAACTAAAGTAAAAGCACCGTCAATAAGACCAGACATTATGTTATAACCTTTAGTGCCAGGTTCTAATATAGATGCAGTTAATGGTGCAGCAGGTGTTAATTTAGTAGTACCAAATCTAGTTTGTATAGTAAGACTTTCATCACGTTCTCTTTCTCTATTTGTAATGTCTTGACCATAATAAGTTTGAACAATGTTCTTTGCAGATTGGTCATCTATCCCTCTACCTACTAATTCTTTATATACATCTGTATCTTCAGCCAAAGTAGAATTTGGAAAGTAACCTTCACCTAAATTTACTTTTTTTCCTGCTGCTAAATTTTGTAAAGCTATTCTACCTGTAGAAGGACCTAGCTTATCTCTTACAGCACCTAGTTCTTTTCTAGCATCATCACTAATTAAGAGTTGTAATGAAGCACCTAAAATACCAGTACTATCTCTATATTTTTTTTGATTTAAATATTTTTGATAGGCTAATACTGGTTTTTTAACTATCTCATCTTGTAAAGAATCAAATGCAGTAAATGCTGTTCTGATTGTTCCTCTACCAACTGCTTTAACTCTATCCCACCAAGTCTTTTCTACATCTAACCAACGTTCAACTATTGTTGCTATCTCTGGCGAATCAGCAGTTAAATTCATTAAAGATGCACCAACTAATACATCTTTAGGTAAATAAAAATGTTCATCAACTAATGATTTTAAATTCTGTGCTGTTTGAGGTACAGAGTTAATCATACCTTCAATAACCTTAGCTTGTTCGATACGATTATTTTGTTGAGTTTCTTCTATCTCATCTTGTACAGGTGATTGCCACCACCATCTTATTTCAGCCATTTTATAAATTCTTTAGTAAGGCTGCAATCTCCTTGCTAGGTAAAACTTTATACATAGCTTGCAAAATCATATCTGCATCTGGAGCAGCAGCAAATCTGCTAGTACTATCTTCTATACCTGCTAGTGGACTCATCATTGGGTCTTCTTCAGGTCTAGTTGCATCTTGTACAAATTGACCTAAGTTCTGTGCAGGTGCTGGTCGTGCTTCAACTACAGGTGTTTCTGCTACCTCTAAAGGTGCAGCATCCTGCAATGTTTCTAATTCTTGAGCCTGACCTTTAAAGTCTTCTGCTTTATATTCTGCTTTGTTTTTTCTTACTCTACTCATATTAATAATCTGGTGTAAACACTATATCTATTTTGCCAAGACCAGGTATCCAAGCAACTGTAAATGTTTCAGGTTTGCCTGAATTTCTCATCTCTGTAAAATCCATATCTTGTATGTGTATATACTCACTTTCTACTTCTTCGTGTATTATTTCTTCTGGAAAATTTCTAGCTATAATTTTTGCAAATTCTACAAAATCTTCTGGCATTATCCACCTCCAAGTAGTGCTTGTAAATTAGGTGGACCAGCTTGTTGTTGTGCTGCAGCTTGTTGCATTAGAGCTTGTTCCTGCATAGATGGTTGTTCACCTTGTGCTGTAAAATACTTTTCTAGTATTTCACCTTTATTTTTTGGATTATTATAAATTTCTACTATAGCCATCATTGCAGACCTATCGCCCTGTTGAGAAGCCTGTATTAACATTTGGTCCATAATATCTTCTGATTTCTGTTTAGTAATTCTTTCATTAATTTGTGTAAGATTTTCTAAACCATCCATCTCTTGTTGCATAGTTTCTCTATCTATAATTCCAGCTTGTAATAACTGTAATCCTGTAATTATTTTATTAGGTGCATCAAAAGAAGCCATAGCACCATACTTACGTCTTGTTATATAGTTTTTATCAATATCATTCTTAGGTGTATAAAACTCTGCAAATGCAGCACCCTTGTATGTTCCAGATAATGGTTTTCTTTTTTTGCCTAATAAAACTTCATCAAGTTCTAATCTTTTAGCATCTACTTCTTGTAATGCTTTAGAAAGTATTGTGTGATACTCAGTAACCATTTGACCAACACCAGCAGTAAGTTCTTCTAAACCTCTACCAGTTACAAATGAGTTAGGTGATATAGCATCATCTTGTACAGGATATCCTGCAACAACTCTTAATTGTCTTTCTAATCTACCTACGCTTTCAAATAATTGATAAGGTAAATTAGTTACAGGTTTTATAACTTGTGAACCTGGTGACAAATAGTTAATTGCATTTCTACCTTTTCTGTACTGTCCACTTTCAATTTCACCTACTACGTTTGTTTCTGTAAATACAGCATCTTCCATAGCAATAGATGACAAAATATTTATCTTAGCCATTTGTGCCATCAAACCAATTACTTGGTCAAACTGACCTTGTAATCTATCAAAGCTATATCTTTTAGCTACTACAAATGATGGACCTGACTTTAATGGGTTAGGTACAAAATCTACAATTCTTCTAGATGCAACGTGCATAATGTATGTACCTTCTTCATTCATATACTCAAGAAGTACATCACCGCTTTCATCTGAGTTTTCCCAGCTACCATCATTATTAAAGTTATATACGTTGTAATTATTGGCTGCTTTATTTTCTTCTCTAGATTTAAACCAAGAACTTAATTCAGGATACATCTCAAGTAAATTTTTAATTGGTACTCTTTGTATAATTGCTAATTCTTTAGGGTCTTGACCATTACCAAAATATCCAGGAAAACAATCGTATGGGTTTCTTAATTCTGCTGTAGGATATATATTTCCATCTATACTTTTCTTTGTAGTAATTACCCAAACAGCAAAACCATATCCAGGAAGCCATCTAGCTACTTGTGGTAACTGTGCATCTAACTCTTGTAATCTATCGTAAGAAGTTATTATTCGTTCTAGTTTTTCTTTTTTAATTTTATTTCTAGAACTATCTCTACCATTAGTAATGTGTACATCAAGTGTAGGTTGCTTACCTAGTTTTTGTGCAAGTCTATCTAATGCAGATAAAATTAAATTAGGTGCAGGTATTAAACTGCTATCCATTCTGTCCATATTAGGACCAAGTAATTCTCTAATGCCATCAGCACCACCATTTAATATAGCTCTAAATCTAGCTCTATCAGGTAATGCATCATCGTGCATCTCTTTAAGTATTGTTGCTCTGTCTACAATTTGTTCAGGTGTCATTTAACTCCAAGGTACCTCGTTCCAATCAGTACTATTATAACCCATAAAGCTAGGATTGTATTCTAATTCCATATCACTGTAAGTTAGCTTTGTCAAGGTTCTAACGACTTTCATTGGAAACCAACTTGCCATTACTATATCTGACTTTGCCTTACCTCTTGCAGAATTTTTACTTGCAAAATAAGTAAGCTGTTTAGTATAAGCGATTGTCTTACTTTGTGCATCTGCATCTGCAAAAGGCAATGTAATCATTTTATCACTAAACATTGGAGCAAGTGCAGTTACACCAAATCTTTCATCCCATTTATTTTTATGAGTTTCGTGTCCTTCTAACTTTATACCCTGCACATTGCAATAATCTTTTGTGTGTTTATCTTGTCTAATAGCTTTCTGAAAACCATTCTCTTCAATAACCCAGTGATAACAATTATATTTTTCATACCACAACTTAATTAAATTAAATGCTTCTTCTAATCCACCACCGTGATGATTTTCTAAATCAACCATTGTAAGTTTTATTTGACCATTTTTAGTTTCAACAGCCCATAAGAAACCTGCTTGATAACCTGTAGCTGCTGGGTCTAATCCTGCAACTAAGTAAGAACCTGGAGGTACATAACCTAATCTCATATTTTGGTCATAACATTCTTGTATTTGTTCTGGATTAAATAATCTAAGGCTATCGTTAAATGCTTTATTAAGATATACCATTTCAAAGTTCTTTAAACCACCAGTAGTCATAGCATCTTTCTTACGGTTCATTAACCATTTAAAAGTTCTTTTACCTGACCATAACATACAATCAACGTGTTCTTCTTCTTCAAACTCTGCTATGTCACACATACTATCGTGAGCTTCTTCTACTATATGTTCCCAAGCATCATTCTCTAAAATTGCAGAATATAAATCTTCAGGGTGCTGTCTAGAACCTATAAGCACCATAGCTGTATGTTCCTCTTTTCTGGAACCTAATGTAGTAGTCCACCAATTCTTTGTATTTTCTCTTGATGCAGGTTGCATAGTAGAGCTATGGTCCTCAATGTCATCTGCAATAATTAAATCACAATCTCGTGAAAGTATCTTACCACCACGTCCAATACCAATCATTGTTGGAGATTTAATACCTGATACTGTTCTAGTAGATACAGTAAAACCATTTCTTGACCACATCTTACCTGCTCTAGTTGCAGGTTTAAAGCTACCACCTGGTCCACAAAAATCTTCTTTTAATTTTTCGTTTTGTTCTAAAGTATCCATAACAGACATTACAGAGTTCATAGCAATATCTTCGTTACCACCTACCCACATAATTCTTATGTTTGGATTTCTACAAATAAGCCAAATAACAAAATGTATTAACAACTCAGTTTTACCGTGTCTTGGTGGACTAAGTATCATTTGCTGACCACCATTAAGTAAAGCCTTGTTGATAGATTTTATCCATCTATGATGAAAATTTGCTGTTTCAAAAGGTATACCTTGTTCTGTTAAAAAATACCTATCTCTAAAATTTTGAAAATCTTCTAATGATTGTTTAGCATCATCAGATACTTCCCAGTTCTCAGCTTGTTTATCTTTCTCGTAATCTTCCTGGAATGCACCTAATAATCTAGAAATGTGTGCAGCAGTACAACCTAGTTCCTTAGCTATCTCTTGTCTATCCATTCTTCCTTGTATAAGGTCTAATGCATATCCTTGATTTACAAACTTATCGTATAAAGCACCACGTCTAACTTGTGTAACTTTACCTTTGTTAGCTTCTTTTATTTCAGGTGTATATTCTCTACCTTGTTCTTTATAACGTGCTTTTCTTTTTTGTTCACGCCACATACAAGTATCAGAACAATATTTTCTTTTATTTGCTGGTAGTTTCTCTTCGCAATCAGGCGAAATACATATTATATTTTTTGCTACCACTTATGCCTACAAGCCCAATAGCCTGCAGTAAATTTATCTTTTTTAGCGGAACAATTATGTCTAGCGTGGAATGACCTTCTTCTTGCTGTATTCTTTTTTCCATCACCACTAACACCCTGTTGTCCAAATCTTACTAATTTAACTTTGTCACCTTTTTTAGCTAATACAGCGTGTGACTTACTAGCTTTAGGTGTACGTTTAGGTTTGTTGTAACCTGAAAACTTTTCTCCCCTATATGTAACAGCCATTATTTTGGTTTCCTCTTATATAATTTTTTAGAATTTTTTGTATGCTTAGCACCTGTGTGTATACTACCATCTTTCATTTTATGGTACTTACCTTTGTACAATTTTCCTGCTTTTGTATAGTAAGGCATTACTTCCAACCTTTTTGCATTTGCTTATATGCTTTTTTAGATATAGTACTATTTTTTTTACTACGAGAAGTACCTGCTTTTTTACGTCTATGTATATTAGCTACTAAACTATTTTTACCTTTACTATGTGGCATTTACATTCTCCATTTGTTCGTTATAATCGTGTACAAACTCTTTAATTAATTTATCCAAGTTTTCCATATTAGGCGGTGTCTGTGTAATCATACTACCGCAGTTCTCTACTAAATCCATACCCCACGATTTTAAGATATTAGGATTTTCAAATATGTTTTTATTTTTTTTTCTTTTTCCCATAAGATTTTTTACTCTTCTTCTTCGACATCTTTTTTCCGTACAATTTTAGCTCCTACTGGTTTGTTATATTCTATACACCCAAGATTAGTACACATTCTATAACTACGCCATATTTCAAATTGTTTTTTACACTTCTTACAATGTGTCAATTTTCTCATTAGTTTATTATAATAGAATTAAGGTGGTTGTGGGGTTTGCCTCCTTACCCCACTTCTACCTTATCTAAAAGATGATAACTCAAGTTAATCGTACTTACGACTTGCGTAGCGAGCAGGTCCTCCACAGGCACGAGAAGATTGCGTGAAAAAAAATTTTTATTTTCAGCATCTACAATTCTGTATTTACCTTCCATAATCCAGTTAACAATAAAAGGTATTAGTTCCTCTGGTTTCCAGTAATAAAGCTGGTTAGAAGGGTAAGCCCAGTAAAACATATAGTCAGTAAAGGTCTTGAACTGGCACCCTGCTTGCATTGTGCCGTCATCCTGTACAATCTGTATCTCTAGTGCTACATTACCTGTTTCTACAGTTTGTGTGTCAGTTTTAACTTCTATATACTTCATACCTAGTTCATTATTAAGTATGAATAGGTCCGCACCCTTTAGCTGTTCCTCCATTCTTGTTTTACGTACTACAAACTTTGTCTTACCGTCATCTGTTTGGCTTTCGTAAAATAACTTAACTAACTTTTCTCCTTTTTCGCCTATAGCTAGTTGTTCTTTAAAATCGAACATTTAAATCCTTCCTGTAACTTGCTTATAATTCTAGTAGTGTTATATTTATATACATAGGCATTTGAAATCAGTAGCTCATAGAAATGGTTTCAAAGAACATAATTAGAAGGATTAAGCCGACTAGCTACACGGTGGTAACTAGCGTTATAGGCTATTACTTCACACATTTATTTGTTACTAAACTTTAGTTCATTCTGGTTGGGAGGGAGTGACACAGGGTTAGTTGCGTACTCACACACACCCCAAGCGTACTATAGAAAAAAGTTCTTTTTTTCTTTCTCTTACTAGCAATAGTGTGCTAACATTGGACAATAGGAACGGTGGTGTAGATTATCAATCTATACCTTCTTGATTGTTCACAATGCCTGTAACAAACTACACCACAGTTCTTTTCCTTCCACATTTACCAGCAATCTTTTCTCTACTTACGTAATGATATATAGGGGAGGCTAGGTTAAATCCCCCCACTTAACATACAAGCGTAAGTAACGCACAGTGCAAGTACGATAGGGTACTATATACTAACTAATATGTAATACTGCACAGACATAACTTACTATATACCTAATTTGTCCTACCTTTCCTTAGAAACGATACCCTTTGATTTACACCATACATAATTGTAAGTAGCTAACCAATAGCTAATGAAAAATATACAGCCAAAAAAAACACAATAGGTATTTACGTAGCCACAACCCAACCACCACCGCTACTTTATAGTGTTGTGTTTTTTTCGTTGTTATTTTGCTATTATCTATTTACTGGACGTTATATATATAGTTTGACACCCCCAACAAGAACATTTGCAGTTGCAAATAACCTTTTACTACAATAGTAAAGTTAAATTCCTATAGAAGTACTACATTACAACTCTCAACTAGCTTACTTAACTTCAATAAGAAAGTACTTCTAATAGGCGGTTTAACTTGACTTATCGTAGTATGTTGGTGTCAAGCTATATATATCGATAGAAAGGATAAGTGATTAATTATGGCTAAAACTACACATAAATACTACGTGAAACAAGAGGAAAATATATGTCAAGTATATCCATCTTCTAAGAAGTATCTACCTACTGGTATGGTATTAGTTAAACTTAGAGGATTTTCCTCTTTTGAATTTTCCCCTGAGAGTGAGGGTAAAACACGCTATATGATAGCTACTCAAACTAATGATGGAAAATTCAAGAACTTAGGGATACTTAAACAATACGAGGCAGTTATTCAATTGCAAGAATTGTTCAAAGCATATCCCAAAGTTCTTACACGTAAGGCTTTTAAGCCTAACAAAGATGGTTCTATGAGTGCAGAGTTCATTGCAGAAGTTGGTACCAACGCTATCGCAGAGCGATTTGAAGAAGTACCATCTTTGCAAGAATGTAAAGCCTTTATGAATGCACGTTTCAAAGGTAGTGTACAGGACTACATGTCCTAATTTAATTGCAGTAGTCGGCTTAATTGTCGGCTACTGCTTTTTTTTTATATATATTCCCTATGGTAGTGAAGTCATTTACACCATAATCTGTTCCTATTTAGTTTGTCTATATACTGCTAGTATGTTTATTCTCTTACACTTGAATTAAAATTTTTTTTTAATTTTTTTTCTTGATATATATTTAAATATATATCCTTGCCGCGTCTACTGGAGTTATGCATTGGGGTTGTCAAGTCGACTCAATATATACTGAAGTAATATTACTGAGATGTGTTAAATTTTTCTCAAGTCAATTCTTTGACTTTTCTTTAGCTTATATATTTAGACTATGAAAGGACAGGTGATTATATATGCCTAAGAAATACAAGCACTCTAGTGTTCCACGTAACAAAAGAGTATTTAACGACAAGGATAATACTATTGTAGACACAGGTATTCCTAATCTAAACGGAGTACGTGAGTATATACAACCAGTACATAACGCTAAGGACAAGACTTCAGTATGCAAGTACTGTAGCAAGAACTTAGTTCGTGGCTATATATGCTACGATTGCAGGGAGTTAGAAGCCCCTGTAAAACGAAAGACTATAGAAGAAAGACTTGCTATAGAAGAAGGCTTACGCTTATTAGCACAGATACGTGCTAACGAAAGTGCTATAAGACAAGATGATATGGCGAACAATACCATAGAGAAAGCTAGTGTATTAGAAACTATAGATAACTTTTGTAAGAGTTGTGGTATTAATATCGCACCTAAACTAAAGGCTTGTGAGTATTGTAATTAATATTTAATTGCTATCTACTGTACAACTCACTTGTCCAACCCCTATATATAGTACGTATAGGCAAAGTACAGTAGGTAGCACGATATGTATAAGTGTTCTAGTATTTACTACAACTACAACTTGTACCTATCGTGCTATCTGAGGAGATAGTAAGTATACGATATGTTATCGGATACTTGTACGTGTGGTGAAACCTTAGTAAGTAGGAGTAGGTTCTTACATAACCCTGTTCATACCCTACCACCGAAAGCTAAGGTATCACCTTATCAATGAAAGGAAATCTATATGGAATGTGATAATTGTAGGCAGGGTAAATATACCCAAGTTGCAATACATAGCAACGTTAAGAGTAGTGTTCACGTTATTGTACAGTGCTTCAGATGTGGCTATCAAACTATAAAGAAACAGAATAGTAAGAGGAGGTTAGAAAGTATATGAGTGAAGTATACGAAATGACAAGTACTACTAATGATGATGTAAATGTACTAACAGTAGATTTTACATTCAGTAGTGAAGTTGATAAGAATAGTGCAGTAGCTTGTATAGACAATATGGTATCAATGCTAGATGATAGTACTGATGCTACTGCAAAAGAAATGTACGACCATATGCCTACGTTCTTTACTAAGAGTAGGTGGTCTAAAGATGAGGAGGAGTAATGGCTTTATCAGATGAAGCTAAAAAGAAGTTATTAGAACAAAGGGCTAAAGAATACTTTGATAATTCTAATAACGAAACTACTTCCATACGTGATGATATTACTGAGATTGTTGAGAATACAATCGGTAAATGTAGTGCAAGTGAAGAAATTATACAGAATGTACTATTGAAGATTGAGTATCACTATGGCAAGTAATGAAATAGTATCATACTTTCATTGTAAGAAGTGTCTATTAGAACTACCCAAAGGGGTATCCCCTGCTGAGTGGTCTGACCAACAAGCAGGTTGGACAGCATACGGCTTACAAGTATGGTGCAATAGACACGACACTAACATAGTAGCTATTGACTTTAACAAAGTAGCTAATGTTATTAATAGAGAAAAGGAGGAAGAATGAGTGGTATTTATGATGATGAGTGCAACGATTGGGTAATAGTAAAAGACCCTATTAAGCACAGAGAAATCGCTACACAAATAGCACTAGAGTACAGAAAAGTACAAACAAAACAGGAAGGTGTCTTTGTTATTGACACACTATTAGATACTGGATTATCACACGACCTATGGGTATGTGATTTTTGTAACGAACAAATACCAGTAAAAGATAACGAAGGAAACAATCTTTCTATAACGATATGGAATAACAGTAGAGCCTTATGTGAAAGATGCTTAACAAAGTGGAAATCACAAGTATCTACTGATGATGATGAAACCTACGATTGCAGATGTGGTTGTAGTGGAAAGGAAAGCAATGGGAAATAGAAACGACTTCACTATGCCTAGTGGTGACCAGTATGATGAGTTCAAAGAAGGTATGGAGAAGCTAATTAATAGAGCACAAGAACTAGGACTTGAGGACTTTACTAGAAAGTTAGCCTTATCAAGTATGAGAGTTCAAGGTATTGGTATGTTCTATCCTGGGTTAGTAGATGAAAAGGATAACACAGAGCCTAGCCCTAAGAACGGCAAGTATCATTTACCTGCTAATGATGTAGTGAAAGCTATGCAGTGGGTAGAGGAACATCTGTGGCAAAATCGTATGAAAGACTTTGCTACTGGTGTTGTTATGTTCGCAGCAAATCTACTTATGGAAATGAGTACAGGAGAACACGTTAGCTTAAAAGCAGATGCTATTGGTGCTTACAAAGAAGAACACCCTAATGAAGAACCAGATGAATTTGCTATAGCTTCATACACTATAGTAACTTGCTTAGAGTTGATTATAGGAAATCAAGCTGCTTTTCATAAGATGTATGAACAAGTCGTAGAACACGAGGAACCAGAATTAATTACTATTGGCGACCCTCGTACTGTGAGTTCAATCATACAAGGTGGTTACACTAGCGACACAATTACTAAAGAAGAATACCTAGAAGGTATGAAACAAAAAGTTACTGACAAAGACATTGAGAAGTTTCTTAATGAAGTAATGAAAAATGAGGAGGAATAGATATGGCTGATAATACAGAGTTCGTTAAAGTAAAACGACACGTTGCTATTACTAAGTCAATACTAGAGTATCTGAATACTCTAGCAATTAAGAACGGATACAATAGGCAACTAGCAGAGTGGATATTTTCTGCTACACCTATGGGAGAACTAGATTGTATTGACGCTAGATTTCCTGTGTTCTTGAAACTGTCAATGCCACACTATCACAAAGAAGGTGTGCGTACTGATATGCACTACAGAACTATATGGGAAGTAGTAATGATGGGAAGTAAAGATGACAGTACAACTACTGTCATTGTAGATATTCCACAAGAAGCGTTCGATATGCTACCAGAAGTACCTACTGTTACATCTATAGATGATGATGTAGTAGAGGTATGGGATAACATAGCGACAGAAGAAATGACAAAAAACTTCATACAAGATGTAGAGAAGTTATTACTAAACGAGGAGGAATAAATGAGAGAAGGAAGGATATGGGAATTACTTGAAGAAGTTGTTCCTTATACACCAAGAATATTGCTTTATGGTAAGCCTGGTACAGGTAAAACCTATCAAGCAAATACTCTTGGACTAAGAGAAAATCAAGAAGTGTACAACATTACACTTACACACGATAGTACTGCAGCAGAACTTATGGGTCACTATGTAGCTACTGACAATGGTGGCTTTGAGTGGCTTGATGGTGTAGGTGTTCGTGCTTGGAAAGAAGGTGCAAGACTTGTTATTAACGAGATAGACCACGCTGGTGTAGATGTTATGACATTCTTACACGCTTTGTTAGACGACCCTAAGTTTGCAAAGTTCACACTTCCCAACAGGGCAAAAGAAACTGTTAGACCTAAGGAAGGCTTTCAAGTAGTAGCCACTATGAATGGTGTACCTGCTGACTTGCCTGATGCACTTAGAGATAGGTTCCCAGTTAATCTAGCCATTAACGAAGTACACCCATCTGCACTAGAAAGTCTGCCTAAGAAATTGCAATCTGTATATCAAGATTACAACGAAGGCAACTTCTCTGTACGTAAGTGGTCTGCTTTTGCAGAACTACTAGACAAAGGTTGCGAGTTAACTACTGCTGCTAACGTAGTATTTACTGACAACTGTGCAGATATTATTGATGCTTTAAGTGAGCAAGATAAAGATGAATAGTCTATTTAGAAAGAAAGCTAATGTAGGTGGTTACGTGCCACCTACTCTAGTTAATCTTGCACTTAGAGGTAACAAAGTAATGAAGTTCTTTGTAGTTAGGAGAAAGAATTTAGTACCTACTAATAGGAATGAATTAGTAATACCACTCTATGACTACAAAGACAGCGATTGGAACGAACAGTTGTTAGTTAAGATTGCTATAAAGAAAATGAAAGTGTTTCGTGATATGAAGTTTCGTGCTAAGTATCCAGAAATACTACACATAGCACAATTTATCTACGCTAACAGATTAGTTCAAAACCAGAACTATGACTTGTGTAGAACTATTGCACGTTCTTTAGGATACGAAAATCCTCACGAATATGAGTTAGTAATAGAACAAAAAATGCAGGACAACATTCCTATTGATAAGAATGAAAGCAAGTTTATGTCTTTACGACAGGCACTTGCACCTGTAGATTTTTCTACAACTGTTAGTTTGCACGAGAGTATTGTTAGAGATATTCTTAACAACGTTGATATTGATACTTGCTACAGAAAGTATGTTGTTGCAACAGGCTTTACTGATACAGCAAATACCAATGGTACTACAGATAATTTAGAAAGATACATTAGGCAACGTTTGAGTAATAGATATCCAGTAGGTACAAGAATACCAGATACTATTATAAAGAAAGATGTTGAACACGTATTGTCTATACTATCTCAATTCAAAGATGCTGTATATTATGCTAAACGATATGCAAACTATATGAAATTAGATGGTGGTACATACTGGGATAAAGACTATGTACATAGTAATTGGGATAATACAGAAAATTATACTGGTGGTTATAGGTATAAGAAACTTTCTGCTAGCCAGATTAGGCGTAGAATTAACAAGCTAACAAGTATGCTTAGTAGTGTAGTTAACAATTCTGATTACTGGCAATCGTGGAGATTAGATAGTCTAGTACTAGATGATGGAACAATTGCACTTAATAGTGATGAATACTTAGAGGAACTTGCTAAGTATGACACTATGGCAGATGAGTATGATGAAACCTTAACACTACCAGAAGGTATTAGTGATGAGTTAGCTGAACGTATAATGGAAGATGCTGATAAACAATTCCAAAGACACCTAGTAGATTACTGGTCTAATCCTAGTGGTGTTCACGGCAAAGCTATTATCAAAAGGTTTACACCTACTAATACAATACACAAAGCAGTTAGAGAAATTGCTAAACGTAATAGTGATAGAGGTGTAGTTCCTAAGAATATGTATCGTATGACTACTGATAAGAAAGTATTTACTAACAAATCAACTGTCGCAGGTGGCAGTATGTTAGTAGACTTTAGTGGTTCTATGGGATTTACTGCTGATGATGTACGAGAAATCATTGATGACTTACCTGCTGCTAACATAGCAGGTTATGTAGGCTATCACGATAAGATAGATGGCTATGATGGTATGATTAAAATCATTGCTTCAGATGGTCGTATAGACACAAAAGCTATAGATGAACTAGGATACTATGGTGCTAACTCTGTAGACTATGATGGTTTGAAGTGGTTAGCACAACAACCAGAGCCACGTATCTGGATTAGCGACCAACAAGTCGTAGGTGTAGATGCTAAAACTGGACACGCAAGTAATCTTAACAAAGAAGATAGAAAAGAGATTGCTAGATTTATGAAACGAAATAACATTATCCCTATTAGAGTAGTGGAAGATGTAAAGAAAGTAGCTAAACAATTAGCTAAGTAATTAATTTGTAAGAGGGGTAGTAGGGTTTCCCTTTCGTTACCTACTATCCCTCCCCCTTTTTTTAAATCCCTTATGCATATGCATATAATTTTTTTATTTTTTTCTTATGCATATGCATATGCATACTTGTGTGATAGAATACAACTATGAATACAAACATAGATATAAACACGTTGCTTAAAAAAGCACTAGAAAAGAAACAAGGTGGTGTTTCTGCTTGGTATGAAGATGTACCAGAAGAAGCAAAACCTTTTATAAAAGGCATAACTGATATGGTAAAAGCTGGTAAGAAACCAGTAGCTACTAGCGTTACTAGAATACTGAATGATGAATTTAATATTCCAGTATCAAGAAGTCGTGTCGCAGTATGGTTAACAAAGTTAGATGATGAACAAAGAACTAGCTAAGTTATTAGCCGAAGCTGAAAGCGATAAGATTAAGGAACTAAAAGAAACTAATCAACGCTTACTAAAACAAATCGACAAGCTGAAAGATAAGAAAGCTGACCTTGTTGAAGCAGTATATAAGGGTGCAAAAGATGGTATATCAACTCTTGATTTACCAACAGTAAAAGCACCAGCTAAAACCAGAGGTAAAGGAGAAGAAATATGTGTACCTCTATTAAGCGATATTCAATTAGCAAAAAGAACTTCTACTTATAACAGCGAGATTGCTGAAGAAAGAGTAGTTCGTTATGCAGAAAAGATAATTAAATTAGCACGCATACAGAGAGCAAGCCATACAGTAAAGAAGTGTGCAGTTCTTTGTCTTGGCGACATCGTGGAGGGTGAACTCATATTCCCAGGACAAGCCCACGAAATTGACAGTTCCCTATACAAGCAGGTTACTGTTGATGGTCCACGAATACTTCATAAATTCTTTAGCTTACTGCTAACAGAGTTTGAAGAAGTAGAAGTCTACTGGGTAATAGGTAATCACGGTGCTTTAGGGGGTCGTTCTCGTAGAGATTATAATCCTGAAAGCAACGCTGACCGTATGTTAGGTAAGATACTAGAAACTATGTTCGCTAATGAAAAGAGAATAAAGTTCATAGTACCTGACAAGACTTGGTATCTAGTAGCAGACTTGGGAAAGAAAGCAAAGTTCCTTTGTTTTCACGGAGATAATATTAGAGGTAGTATGGGATTACCTTTCTATGGATACAATAAAAAAATTCTAGGTTGGAAATCCTTAGCCGCTAATAATTTAATGGAAGACTTTACTCACGCAGTATGTGGTCACTATCACACACCAACAAACTTGTACATTAACGACACAAGAGTATGGGTAAATGGTAGTACTGAAAGCCACAATGGGTATGCGTTGGAACAACTAGCTAGTATGGGTAGACCATCACAGCATTGTTTGTTTGTGAAACCTGATAAGGGAGTAACTGCTGAGTATCTAGTTAACTTAGAGGAGTAGTATGTCACACATATGTATGAGTTGTGGTAAACCTTTATATAGTAAGGCAGGGTTTTTGCAATGCTTAAACCCTACTTGCCATAGGTTTAAAGAAAAACAATTCACATTAAATTTAGACACAGCTATTATATAAATACAATTAAGAAGGAGGCTATATGGCTTTTAATTTAGATAACTACGAAACAGTAGAAGATAGGCTAAAGAAATTTTGGTCTGATTATCCTAATGGTAGGATAGAAACTCACGTTGCAAAAATTAATGATGAGGGAACTATGGTAATTGTTAAGGCTTTAGTATATAAAGACTTTGATGATGATAGAGCCGTAGCAACAGGGTATGCACAAGAATACAAAGGTCAAGGTGGCTTTGCTAATAACGAGGCTTGGTTAGAAAATTGCGAAACCTCTAGCATTGGGCGTGCATTGGCTAACTGGAAGTATCAAGGTACTGACAAAGCTAGACCTAGTAAAGAAGAAATGTCAAAGAGTAGTGGCTCAAACACGCAGGGTAAAACCACTGTCAAGCCAAAGACTAACGCAACGCAACCAGCAAAAGAAGGAGTGGTAGCCGCCTCATCTACTACTCCTTCATCCCCTGCTCGTGGTCCTATTAAAGAACTACAAGATGCAGGGTATAAGGTTACAGATAGAAGCCACCCAACTGGAGAACTTGCTATAGATGAAGTTGGTCTATGGTGTCCTTGTGGTGGTGCAGTTAAGTATGTACCAGTAGCAGAAAAGAAATCTGATAAGTCACCAGACTTTAGATGTATTATGGCATCTAAGTGTACAGCAGGTGATACTGTAGATGGAAAGGTATTCTCTAAGTCTTGGTGGGTAGATAACAAAATAACTCCTAAGTCTTGGAATGACTATGCAGGTGTACAGAATGGTATAGTTATGCCAGAGATTAAATCAATGGATGATGTTAAGGAAGGCGAGGCACCTTTCTAATGTGTAAAAGATGTGGTGATAAACTATCAACAGGGTGGCGTAATGGTGATAAGGATGAAGACTTAGTAGCCTGTCATACTTGCCAAAAACAATGGGAAGTATCAGATTACTATGGTGAACATTAATAGCCGTATAACAGCAAGAGCCGAGGTAGAAAGGATAACACCCTCGGCTTTGCTATAAGATTATCTACTTGCTTTCTTTGGAGTAGGTGAAACTTTATTCTTCGCAAAAGATTTCAATACAGAAAGTACTGCAGCACCACCAGCTAAAGCAGCAACTTCTAATGTACTAATATCAACACCTAATGCTGGTGTGATTACTAATGTAGAAGCAAATGTTTCAACGAATGTCCAAAGGCATCTCTCTAATAAGTCTTTATATTCTTCATTCATTGTATTAGTTTTCCTAACTTTAATTTGTTTTCAATGTTCTCTAGTTTAGCAATAATTGTATCTAATTTCTTTTGTATAGTACTAGGATGCACCATATCAGGTGGACTTTCATTACTAACTGTGCTAGTAGCTAAGCCTTCTATGATATGTTGTCGCCAAGCATCACCAGGACAAGCAGTTTGTTTGAACGAGGAGTGAGGTCTTAGCTCTCCACCGACTTGTTCGTAGAGCCACTTAACAGATTCAATAGCTTTATCTGAAGGTTTGTCGGTAGGTTTGCTACCACCAAGCCAACACACAGCAACATAATGCTTGTTATTAAAGTTAATCTCTTGCCTACTGTTGCCACCCTGTGCCGCACTTCTGTTTCCAAATCCTCTGCCTTCATAAATCTGTCCTGTATCTCCTACTAAAAAGTTATATGCTACATCATTCCAACCTCTGTCGACTTGATGTAGTCTTTGTATCTTCTTACATTGGTCTATCTCTGCTTGATTACCTACAGCTATAGGATAAGCAGACCAATGTATTACTAAACCTTTGACTTCACCTAGCTTACTAAACTTAGTCTTGT